TGTTAGCGATGCTGAAAAATTAAGCTATGAATATGGCTTAAAAGTAGGTAAAGCTATTGAGTCAGAGTGGTTTAATAATAATAAAAGGGGAAATAAATATCTTAATACAAAAAATCAGTTTCACAAGCTAAGACTTTATGCTAGGGGTGAACAACCTGTACAAAAATATAAAGATGAATTATCTATTAACGGTGATTTGTCTTATCTTAATTTAGACTGGAAACCAGTACCTATTATACCTAAATTTGTAGACATATTAGTTAATGGTATTTCTGAAAGAATGTATGATGTAAAGGCTGTATCTACGGATGTAAACGGTGTTGACAAAAGAACTAAGTACATGGAGTCAATGCTAAGAGACATGAGGTCTAGGGAGTTTAATGATTATGCTGAGCAAACTTTTAATGTAAAAACTAGAGAAAATCCTAAAGAAAATTTACCAGACACTGAAGAAGAACTAGCTTTGCACATGCAAATAAGTTATAAGCAAGGAATTGAAATAGCTGAAGAACAAGCGTTAAAAGTTTTGTTCGAAGGTAATAACTACGAGTTAACAAGAAAAAGGTTTTATAGAGATTTAACTGTTTTAGGTATTGGAGCTGTAAAAACTTGTTTTAATACTTCTGAAGGTGCTACAGTAGAATATGTTGACCCTGCTAATTTAGTTTACTCATATAGTAAATCACCGTATTACGAAGATATATATTATGTTGGTGAGGTAAAGTACATACCATTAAACGAGTTAGTTAGACAGTTTCCACACTTAAGTCAAGAAGAGCTTGAAGACATATCTAAAAATAAATCAACAGTTAACCAAGCACATGGGCAACACTCTAATGCTGAAGAGGTTGATGACAACAAAGTTCAAGTTTTATATTTTAATTATAAAACATATATGAACGAGGTTTATAAAGTAAAAGAAACAGCTACTGGTGCTGACAAAGCTATAGAAAAAGATGATACGTTTAACCCACCAGAAAACATGGACGGTACTTTTGCTAGAGTTTCAAGAGCAATAGAAGTTTTATATGATGGTGCTATGGTGTTAGGTACTAAAAAATTGTTAAAATGGGAAATGGCACAAAATATGCTTAGGCCTAAAAGTGATTTTACTAAAGTTAAAATGAACTATAGTATAGTTGCACCAAGACAATACAATGGAAAAATAGAAAGCACTGTAAGTAGAATAACTGGTTTTGCTGATATGATACAGCTTACACATTTAAAACTACAGCAAGTATTATCACGTATGGTTCCAGATGGTATTTATTTAGACGCTGATGGTTTAGCTGAAATAGATTTAGGTAACGGAACAAATTATAATCCACAAGAAGCTTTAAACATGTTTTTTCAAACAGGTAGTATTATAGGTAGATCAATGACGGCTGATGGAGATGGTAATCCCGGTAGAATGCCAATACAAGAAATAGCAAGTGGTAATGGTGGTGGTAAAATGCAAAGTTTAATACAGACATATAACTACTACATGCAAATGATTAGAGATGCTACTGGTTTAAATGAAGCTAGAGATGGTAGCTCACCTGATAAAAATGCTTTAGTTGGTATTCAAAAAATGGCTGCTGCTAATTCTAACACTGCAACAAGACATATATTACAAGCTGGTTTGTTTTTAACTTCAGAAGTTGCTAAAGCTTTAGTGCTCAGAGTTTCTGACATACTAGAGTATTCACCAACTGCAGACGCTTTTGTACAGCAAATTGGAGCTCACAACGTTGCTACATTAAAAGAATTAAAAGATTTACACTTATATGATTTTGGTATACATATAGAGTTGCAACCAGATGAAGAGGAAAAACAAATGCTTGAAAACAATATACAAATGGCTTTGCAAAAAGGTTTAATAGAGTTAGAAGACGCTATTGACATTAGAGAAATAAAAAGTTTAAAGCTTGCTAATCAATTGTTAAAGTTGCGTAGAAAAAAGAAGATGGAGAAAGACCAGCAAATGCAACAACAAAACATGGAAAAACAGTCACAGACAAACCAACAGGCTGCACAAGCTAAATCACAATCAGACATGCAAGCTAATCAACAAAAACTTGAAGGTGAATTACAACTAGAACAAACTAGAGCTCAATTAAAAATACAGCAACTACAAGAAGAAATGAATGCTAAAAAAGAATTGATGCAAATGGAGTTTGACTTAAACATGCAACTAAAGCAATTAGAGGTTGACTCTGCTAGCAAAAGAGATGATGTTAAAGAAAACCGAAAAGACGATCGTACAAAAATACAAGCGTCACAACAATCAGAGCTAATAGATCAAAGAAATAATGGTAAAGCACCTAAAAACTTTGAGTCTACAGGTAATGATAATATAGGAGGTGCGCTTAACATGATGGACACTATGTAAAAAATTATTAACTATTATATTATATTATGGAAGAAAAAAATGAAGGACCAGTTGTAGATAATACAGTTGGAAAATTAAAAGTAAAGAAAAAAATGAAAAAAATTAAATCTAATCCTGAAGGAGATACAACTAAGGTAGATTTAAAAAAACCAACAGAACCAAAGCAAGATGAAGTTAAAGAAAATAACCCTGTCGACGAGGGAGTGGTTACAGAGCTTGATAATGCCGACACCACAGAAAAACAAGAAGAAGTACAGCCGGAAGTTAAAGCACAAGAAGCACCAGCAATAGAAGAAGTTACTGAAGAAGAGGTTAAAGAAAAAACAGAAGAAATAGCTGAAGAAATAATAGAAGCTAAAGAGACTGGTAAATCTCTACCGGAAAACATACAAAAAGTTGTAGAGTTTATGGAAGAAACTGGTGGTACACTAGAAAACTATGTAAAGCTTAATCAAGATTTTACAGGTTATGAAGACAAAGCTTTGTTGCGAGAGTACTACAAAAATACAAAATCTCATTTAAATCAAGATGAAGTTGACTTTTTAATAAACGAAGAGTTTTCTTACGACGAAGAAATAGATGAAGAGAGAGATATTAAAAGAAAAAAGATAGCACTAAAAGAGCAAGTAGCTCGTGCTAAAAGCCACTTAGACGGGCAAAAGTCTAAATACTATGAAGAAATTAAAGCTGGGTCAAGGCTAACACCTGAAGCTCAAAAAGCTATGGATTTTTTTAATAGGTACAACAAACAGGAAGAAGAGGGAAGAAAAGTAGCTGATAGCCAAAACACTACGTTTGTTAACAAAACTAATCAAGTTTTCAACGACACATTCAAAGGTTTTGAATACAAAGTTGGAGACAAAAGATATAGGGTTAATGTTAAAAATAGTGATGAGGTTAAGAAAACTCAAAGTGACTTAAGTAATTTTACTAAAAAGTTTTTAGATAAAAACAATATGATGTCGGATGCAATGGGTTATCATAAGTCTCTGTTTACAGCAATGAATTCAGATGCTATTGCTAATCATTTCTATGAACAAGGTAAGGCAGACGCTTTAAAGCAAAGTGTTGCTAAATCAAAAAATATCAACATGGACCCTAGACAGTCTATGCCTGCTAACGATAATACTAGCGGACCTAAGTTCAGAGTAATTGACAATTCAACATCTTCTTACGGTTTTAAAAGTAAAAACAATAAATAAATATTAATTTAAAAAAACAAAATTATGGCATTAACTCCTGGAGCTAATTTGAACATCGTGCCAGCTCCACAAAAACAAACCTTAGGAAGCAATTATCTTGACTTCACTGCTTCGGCAACTAAAGGTTGGGCACAACAATACTTACCAGATTTAATGGAGGCGGAAGCTGAAGTGTTTGGTAATAGAACAGTTTCTGGTTTCCTATCACAAGTAGGAGCTGAAGAAGCTATGTCGGCTGATCAAGTTATTTGGTCAGAACAAGGAAGATTACACCTTGCTTACGTTGGAACTACTTCTGGTGGTGATACATTTACATTTGACAGTGACATCGATGGTAACACAGTATCTACTGACCACGGTGTTAGAGTTGGTGATATGGTATTAGTTAGTGATGCAGATGCTGAAATTAGAGCTTATGTATCAGCTGTTGACGCTACTACTGGTGCTTTAACTTTACTACCTTATGATAGAGCTGATCTTACACAAGTAAACGCTTCACCTGTTGTATTAGGAATTGCTAATGGTACTGGTGTTAAGTTGTTTGTATTTGGTTCTGAATTTGGTAAGGCTAGTGTTGGAAGAACAGTTGCTAACGCACCTAAATTCCAAACTTTCCATAACAAACCAATTATCATGAAAGATTACTACGAAGTATCTGGATCTGATGTTACACAAATTGGATGGGTTGAAGTTACTGGTGAAGAAGGACAGAACGGTTACTACTGGTATTTAAAAGCTGAAGGTGATACTAGAGCGCGTTTCTCTGATTATACTGAAATGGCAATGATTGAAGCTAGAAAAGCTGCTATTGCTCCTGGTCAAACTTTACCTACTTACCCAACGTCAACAACTGTTGGTGGTTTATTCCCTAACGGTGGTACTGTTGAAGGTACTGAGGGACTATTTGCTGCTATTGAAGACAGAGGAAACATTACGACTGGAGTTACTTCCACAAATAATGCTGCTCAAAACTTAGCTATATTTGATGTTATGTTAAAAGAGTTTGATAAGCAAGGTGCTATTGAAGAGAACATGATGTTCTTAAATAGATCAACAGCTTTAGGATTCGATGACATGCTAGGTCAAATCGGTCAAATTACAAGTAACACTGTAGGTGCAACGGGTGCTTCTTACGGAGTATTTGAAAATGACGCTAACATGGCTTTAAACTTAGGATTCAACGGTTTCAGAAGAGGTTCTTATGACTTCTACAAGTCTGACTGGAAATACTTAAATGACAAATCTACTAGAGGTGGTTCTGCTGCTCAACTAGTTGGTGGTGTTGTTGTTCCAGCTGGTGTATCTACTGTATACGATGGAAATTTAGGTAAAAACCTAAAGAGACCATTCTTACATGTACGTTACAGAGCTGCAAACGGTGAAGACAGAAAGATGAAGTCTTGGGTAACAGGTTCAGTTGGTGGAAACATTACATCTTCTTTAGATGCAATGCAAATTCACATGCTAACTGAAAGATGTTTAATTGTTCAAGGTGCAAACAACTTCATGTTAATGAAGACTGCGTAACCTTATTATTAAAAAGAGTCGGGGCTTCGGCCTCGACCCTTTTATTTTATTAACTTATATTATATATTATTATGGCAAAAAAAGAAACAAAAGCCTCATACCAAGGAGATCCTGGCGATGAGCATGTAGAAAAAGTAGTACCGGTTATGGAAACTCCAAAACCTAAAAAAGTAGAACCTGTAAAAGAAAGTTGGGAAATAAAAGACAGGAGATACGTTTTGACAAAAGGAAGATCTCCATTAACTTGGACTATAAAAACATCAGGTCTATATTGGTTTGATGAAGAGCAAGGTTACGAAAGAGAAATAAAATACTGTGAAAATCAACGAACAGTTTTTGTAGACGAAATGAAAGGCCAACACATACTTTCTCACGTAACTTTTGAGCGTGGAAATTTAATTGTTCCAAGAGAAAAAAGAGTTTTACAAGAGTTTTTAAGTATATATCACCCACAACGTGATAAATTATTTTTTGAAGTTAAACTAAAAGAGCAAGCTAAAAGCGAGGTTGCAATATTAGAAAACGAAATTGAAGCTTTAGTTGCTGCTAAAAATTTAGACTTAGATATAGTTGAGGCTATTATGCGTACAGAGGTTGGATCTGAGGTAACAGAGATGAGTTCTAAGGAGCTTAGAAGAGATTGTTTGCTATTTGCAAAGCGAAATCCTACTTTGTTCTTAGATTTAGTTAATGATGACAACGTTGTAATGAGGAATTTTGGAATTAGAGCTGTTGAAGAAGGAATTTTAAAACTTTCTAGTGATAACAGAACTTTTCATTGGGCTTCAAATGATAGAAAATTATTAAATGTTCCATTTGATGAACACCCGTATTCAGCTTTAGCCGCTTGGTTTAAGACTGACGAGGGTATGGAAATATATAGTAATATAGAAAAACGATTAAAATAATCAAACTGTAGAGCGGTCGCCCTACGGGGCGATCGTAACTACTAAAATTTAAATTATGCAATCAAAAGGACTAGGAGATACAATACATAAAATAACAAAAGCCACAGGCATACACAAGGCTGTTAAAATGATAAACAAAGATAAGGACTGTGGGTGCGGAGATAGAAGAGCGGCACTTAACAAAATATTTCCTTATAAAAAAAATAAATAATGATAAGTATAGATACAGTATATCAAAGAGTATTAGCTATTGCAAACAAAGAGCAAAGAGGTTATATAACACCTCAAGAGTTTAACTTGCTAGCAGAACAAGCTCAGATGTTGATATTTGAGCAATATTTTTATGACCTAAACCAGTTTAACAGAGCTGGTGGTAATGGTATGGAGTATAGTGATATGATGAATATACTAGAAGAAAAAATAGCTGTATTTGAAAAACAAAATATTGATATGTCAGCTGTTTCAGGATCAACAGCAACTTTACCTACAAATGTTTATAGACTAGGTACTGTGTTTTATAACAACGGTACTAATAGTATTATAGTTGAAAAAGTATCAAACCAAGAGATACAAAGAATGAATCAAGCTAGTCTTTACAAACCAACAGAGGCTAGACCTGTATATACAAGAACTTCAGAAACTAAAATAGTTATATACCCATCATCAGCAACTCCAGCTTACTCTACTTCAAACTTAAACTGTAATAATATTGTAAAGCCAGCAAAACCCGCATGGACATATACTATAGTTAATGAGCAAGCTCTTTATAATTCAACAGCGGCAGATCATCAAGATTTTGAACTTCACGCGTCTGATCAAGAAGACTTAGTATATAAAATATTAGAATTATCTGGTATTATAATGAACAAACCTGGTTTAGTTCAATTAGCAGATAAAGAAGAAATGCAAGGAGTACAAAACGAAAAAATGTAATATATGCCACTACTAACACAAACAAATTCAGATTACTACAATAATAGCAACGCAGCTAATTATGGTGATTATCAATATGTAAAATTTACTGATATAATAAATCAATTTATGATAGCTTATGTTGGTGGTGATAAAATAATATCTAAAGTTAAAAGAACTGATGTTGCTTTTCACGCACAAAGAGCTTTGCAAGAATTTAGCTATGATACATTTAAAAACACTAAGTCTCAGGAAATTGAAGTACCGCCATCATTAAAAATGATAGTGCCACAAGATTTTGTTAACTATGTAAAGATAACTACTAAAGGTCCTAGCGGAACAGAGTTACCTTTATACCCAACTATGAGAACTTCAAACCCAATAGCTATATTGCAAGATGGTAATTATGATTATACTTTTGACAGCAGTGGCAACCTGCTAACAGCATCTGAGTCTGACACTTGGTCAGCTTATAAATCCTCTAGTAACACTTCTAATCCTAGCGGTTCAGAGTTTGAAGATGAGCTGCACAATGCTAGCGTAGGTAATAGATATGGTATAGACCCTCAGCACGCTAATAAAAATGGATCTTTTTATATAGATAACTTAAAAGGTTTTATACATTTTAGCTCTAACTTAAGTACAAAAACTGTAACTTTAAAATATATAACAGATGGTGTTGGAACAGAAGCTGATATGATTGTTCATAAGTTTGCTGAAGAAGCCATGTATAAATATATAGCTCACGCAGTATTAGCAACTAAGTCTAACACTCCAGAGTATTTAGTACAAAGATTTAAAAAAGAAAAAAGAGCGGCAACAAGAACTGCTAAATTAAGATTATCAAACATTAAAATTGAAGAGCTTACTCAAGTAATGAGAGGTAAGTCGAAACAAATAAAACACTAGTATATGCCGGAAATGAAGCACAATTTTACTAAAGGTCGAATG